ATACAACCGGGCTTTGCAACCAGTCGACACAGCACCGGCAAAAACCCGTTTGTATCGTCAAACTCCCAGCTTTTTGGATAGACGACATACACAAAACGCGGCGTTGGCTTTTGTCTGTGTGTTGGCAATCCGCTGCGCGTTTCGACGGTCTGCACGTCCCGCTTTGGTTGCGTCAATGTAATGGTTTGGCTCATTGTTTCCCCTTGAAAAAATGGGCGGCCGCTGCACAACAGGAAAAGGCAACGACCGCCCGTGGTGGTTTACACGTCGGACTTGATAAGCACGCCAAGTGCATCTTGCGCTTCCGATACAGCGCAAAACATCGATGCAACGGCGGTTGTAAGTCCTGCATCACTGTCGCGAGACAGCTCTACAAGAAGCTCACCAGCATCAATCAAGATGTTACTTTCTGGTACATGTGCACCGCTCAAAGCACGCACAGGCGCCATTGTGTACGCAAAGGCATCTTTCGCAAACATCGCTGCAGCAAAGTGGGCGCCTGCGTCAACAGTTGCAATGCTGTCGCTTTGCCAGATGTCGACACCTTGAAAATTGCCCTGATAGCCGGGTGCACTTGCTTTGGTAATTTCTCCAGTTTCCTGACGGAAATTCAAATAAGACCCTGGCTTAACGCTGTCGCCACCTTCTGCGCGCAGAGAGTTCCGGAGCTGGTTCATTTGCTTAGGTGCAATCACAAGCGAATAAGGAGCATCTGCAGTGCTTGCAGCGTTTGCCAGGTTCAAATCAAACATTGCACCATAGAACGCATCAACGTCCATGTCAGATCCCGCATCGCGAGAAGTAGACAAAGACCCAAACAGGTTGCAAAGCAAGTCTGTCATTGTAAGGCCAACACCATCAACAAGCGTTTGCACGACTGCTGCAGCGTCGATTGGTCCACCGGTCACACCAAACAAATCAGACATCTGGTATTTCCGCAGATAGCGTGCAATTTGCAAATCAAACTTGCCAGAACCATAAGCCTTGATCGCCGATCCGCTGCTTGTTTCTGATGATGCAGCATCAAACGCGCCTGGAGCGCCGTCAAGTGCAATGCTCATTGTATCAGAGCCAATCTGCGACCATGGAACTTCTGTCATTACTGCGCGCAGATCGGTTGGGTCGTGGATCTTCTCAAAAAGAAGTGCGGAAAGAACGGACGATACGCGGCCGCCTGCAGAGGATAGCCCGGTAAAGGTAATTGCTGACATTTTGGAACCTCAAAAAGTTATGGTTTAGAATTTGTGAGCGTTCACCAAATGACGGTTTGGCGTTCCGGGTGCTCTTTGTTGATTGTGAAAGATGCGAACAAAAACCGCAACCCTACTTGATTAACCCTTCTGCACGTAGCGTTGCGAGTATTTGATCTTTGTGGGCGCCCAGTGCACCTGAGTTTTTGCCTCGGATGCTTTGGATTTCATCATTTGAAAACTGGCGACCTGTATGCGCTGCCGGTGTTGCTGCACCGCTGTTCGGGTTTGCGTTCAATGCCTGACGCACAGCAGAAAGCAAAGCGTCGGCGCCTTGTGTTTCTGGTTGCGGCTCTGGCGTTGGCTCTGCAGCTTGTTGCGGTGTGATGCGTTCAAAGTGCACAGAATACAACGGATCGTCCTTGCTGACTGTTAGCCATTCCTCAAAAGACGGCCGTTGGTCTGCTTGCAGCTCTGCAACGCTGTCTGCGTATTCACGACGAAAAAACCTGCGAACGCTTTGCGCCTGAAAGCCCAAACCAATCAAATGCATATCTTGCGCGTGTTGGCTTTGTATTTGTCCCAACCCGCTTTTTGCTTTCTCGTATTCACCCTGCAGTTGCGTCAATTGTTGTTCCAATTGCTGCGCACGTGTCTCTGCCGCTCTGCGTCGGTCGCTTTCTTCTCGCAATCGAAAACTGGGCACCTGTGCTGAATCTGCACCGTTGCTGTGTGTTTTGGGTGCACCGTTCTGCACGGGTGCTTGTGCTGTCGTTTCCTCGCTCATTGTTGATCCCCTGTCGGCGTTGTATCATCTGCCGGTAAAGTGGTTAAAATTTGCTGCAAACGTTCCACGCGCAAAAGCCGTTCGATTGCTTCTTCATCGCTTTCAATTTCCGGGTGCAAGGCGCGCAATGCATCCACTTTTGAGATCAAGCCCATGTCAAGTTCTGCGCGCACAAGCTCTGCACGTGCTTTGCGCTCTGTGTCGCTTTCTTTGGCTCCTCTGTATTCGATGCTATAGGCGCCCGGCTCTGTGGGTAAATTGTGCCCGCCATAGCTGTTTGCAAGCTTTGCAGCCGTTGCCAGCAATAACCTATCAGATGCCATAAAAGACGGTTCACGCGCCTTCATCACACGCCGCATACCCTCACGACCCACGACGATTGCATACCCGCTCTGTGCCTGTGTTGTTTGCAAGTCGCTGGGATTTAAGCCGGCATAGATTGCAAGACCATGCGCATACGTTCGCAAGGCCTCTGCCGCACTGCGCGGCTCCATTGACGGCTGCATTGCACCAATAGAACCCGTACCAGGACCTGCAGAACGGAATTTCAAAATGGATTTTCGATCAATGGGTACAACGTCAACCGATACACCACCGATCGAACGGGTCACACCTGCTTGCGTGTCGACATCCAACGCATACCGCTGTGGGTGCGCACAGTTCTGGTATCCATCACACCAATGCGACCACAGCGCAGCAAGGCGCAATGAACCGCGGACAAGCTCTATTCCATCCCTGTAATTGAACAGACCTGCACCGATTCGTTTGTGGTAAACGACATACGGCAAGACCGGCAACCCGTCGTGCATGTATGGGTAGGATCCCACCAAGTCAGGTGCAAATTCGCTTGTTGCATCGTACCGGCTGCCTTTGTCGCTGATGGCATCGATGCGAAACACCGGGTTCTGTGGGTCGCTAATGTCGTACACATCAAACGCCCAACATTGTTTGCCGGTGTCAGGTTTTACACGGGAACGCAATTCCTCGATTGCAATTGGCTGGTCTGGCATTGCTGGGTCAGGTTTTGCAACAATCAGATCGGGAGAAATAGGTCTATAGGTTGCATGTGTTGCACCTCGCCACCACTCCCAATCCACACGGACAACAGCCTCATTGATTCCAAGCGTTAGCATTTCGGTCTGTTGCTGCAGAGGCCAAAGGCGCGGCGTTACAATTGGCGATAGGTCCGCTTCTGCATCATCGGTGCGCACCTTTGGTGATTCCTGGTATAGGTTAGCCAACTGCTGCACAATCATGCGCAACGGGTTGCGGCTCATGTCCGGGTGGAATTCAAGGTCTGCAGCAATTTCGCGAGCAAACAGTTTGCGCAGTTCATCACGCAGATCTTCGATGTGTGCACCTGTCAACAGCCTGTAGCGCAAAGCCTGTTCGCGCCATCGGTCTTTGTCCTCGTTCGATTCCGGCTGTATGTGGCTCGGTGCGCTGTACATCTAATACTTCCTTTTGACCCAGCCGCGTGCATGCATTTCCGCAACAGACAAAACCATTCGATCGCCTTCCATTACCCACACACTAACACCGGCCGGTGCCTTCGGTTCCTTTTTACCTTTTGCAAGCTTAACTATCAACACAGAGCCCGGCTCGATTGGTTTTTCTTCTTTGTTTGTTTTCTTTGCTGTTGGCATTTTGCCTCCTCAAATCACAATTAGCCTACCATTATCTGCACCGTGGTCTGCTTGTAGGTATACGTCCGCAATGTATGAAACTGCATCGTAGGGGTGTTTCAGGTCGTTGTTTTCTCCGCGCCAATGTCGCAGACTGTGGATCAATGCATCACAATCCTGATGTACAAAAAACCGCCCGTCAAGAGCTGCAGCGTTTAACATGCGCGCCCGTGCTTTAATACTTCCACGGCCCTTGTACGGCACACGAATCGAAAACGGGGCACGGCTGCTTTTTACGATGTCCGCAAAGGCACGTTCAAGCATATCGTTAACCGATAGTCCCAAACCCATGCGCCCGGCACTGTTGCTGTCGCCCCTGGCGTGTTCTATGTGCTGCAAGCTAACGCCCCACTTGGCGCACATCTGCGCAACTGCAAGTGCTTCTTCTTTTGGTGTGTTGCGTTTTTTGCTCACAACCTCACCCAACACAAACAAGCGATCACGGCTCATTGCCACCAGGTAACAAACAGACGAACCGGGCCGCTCTCCATGGTCCCAACCAAGGCCCACAGATTCTACCTTTTGCGGTGCGCTTTCATCATCAAAAACACAAGCTTCTGTAAAGCCTGGTATCCAACGTTCTGCGCTTACACCTTCCCACTTGGCCAAAACCCGCTGTTGATATTCCCAGGGACCATACGCAGCGATTTGCGCGGCTATGTCCTTTGGCGTTCGGTGTGGGCAATTTTCGGCAGACAAGACAATCCGCTGCACGTCCCAGCTTTCTCGGGGCTCCTCTCCCGTTTTCGGGTTGCCAGTTGTGGCATTGCGTAACCAATCAACCGGCCGCCCGATCGGCGTTAGTCCCATAAGGCACGGGCCACCCTTGACAGCAAGACGACTGCGAGCTTCGGAAAAGTGCGCCTGCTTTGGCACTTCATCAAAAATAAGCCAGTCAATTGTAGAACCTGACAATGCGATCAGCTCTTGCGTTCCACTCTTGCCCACAATCAACGCACCATTGCGCAGCCGCACCATTTTGCTTCCCATGTAGGTGTACCCGCGCGCATCGTCATACTTGCACCGTGGGTCGAGCACATCAGGCGGCTGCAGGCCTCGCATCTTGCGCGATATGTTCGGCCATCCTGCACGCAGGTCTGCGCATACAATCCAACCGAGCGAACCCGCACCGGGCGATGCGCGGAACGGATGACGACCTAACGCAAGCCACCAAGCTTCTGCGCTCATTGCAACCGACTTGCCGATCTGATTGCCGCCTAACATCAGGCGCCGTGGATGCTGCGACATGTGCACCGCTTGTTGTGCAGGTGACATGCCACCATCACCGGCCTGTGCGTGTTCGTATGTGTACAACGGATCGTTGGCTATTTGGTCAGCAACACGCGCAACCAAAGACAGATCGAATTTCACTTCGCCTCGCTGGCGTTTTTCAAGTTAAGCGCAGCCAAGATTAAATCTTCTGGGAGCTGCGCAACGTGTTCTATCACCATGGCCCGCCCGTCTGCAGCAGTCGTGTCGACAATTTCCATTTGTGGCTCTGCTGTGGTTTCTACCTGCACGGCTGCCTGCCTTTGGTATTTGTGCCGCCGTTCCAGCATCCACGCGGCCGCCTGCCATGAACCGTCGTTTGCGGCGTCGTCAATAACCAACAAACACCTTGCAGCGTTGTCAGCCTCTGCAGCTTTTATTGCGTCTGAAAAGTCCGAAAAAACCTTGTCTGCAGTTGGGTCATTTGCCAGTTTCAACCAACGATAGAACGTATCTTTTCCAATTCCACCGTATTGCGCGGCTAATTCAACCGTCATACCAATCCGCAGACCCTCTGCAACGCGGGCAATTGTTTTGGCTGTACATTTTGTTTTTCGGCCCATTTGTCGCCATGGTTAGCGGATACGTCGGAACCCCGACGATCCCAGGTTAACAGGTTCCCGCATTTCTCGCGCAGTTATTTGCTCTGGCGTGTATCTTTCCAGCTCTGACAAAAACGGCCGGTCAGGTGATGAATGATAAACGGCAATGGTCCACGGGTCAGCACGCAAAGCATCAACGAAAGCCTCCCAAGGCTGGTAGGCGCCGTTTGAGAGCCTGACCCCTGCCGGGCATGTGCAGGCGGCTGCATAGGTGTCACAATGCTGTTTTTGGCCGTTTTTATCGCTTCTATGGTGCGCAATCTCGACTTGACCAGAACCCGCGCAACGTTTGCACCCTTGCACCTTTGGTGCCTCGTGTTTGCTTGGAAAGCTGGCAATGGTGTTGCGTATGTTTGCAACGTTTGGTGCCCTGGTATGCTCTGCAAGCCACTTCTTGCACGCCTGTATCACAACCTTGTCGGGGTATTTCTGCAGGCTGTTGGCCCATGTCGGGTAGTTATCATCCAGCCATTTTTCGTGTTTACTGTAGTTGCTGGCGATGCGTTCAAGCATGCGCCGCACTGTCTCATTTGTTGCCATTGTTTCACCTGTTGTTTTGAAAATGTATCACATTGCCGTCTGCATCAAACTGGTTTGCATCCAAGTCGAGAATATCAAAGCCGCTGCCGGTGCTGTGGTCCGTTTCTGGCGTCCATTCTGCAGAATTGTTGATAAACTGACCAAGGTGTTTCTTTCTGCAAAACGTCGATAGATCGCAATCGTGATCTTGCCACCATCGGGCCGCACTTGCGGTCGTGAACCACTCGTAAGCGTGCAACACGTCTGCAGGCTGTGCATAGCTTAAAGCTTCGCGCAATGCTCTGTTGATTTCAGGCGTCAGCTTCAAAGCCCGTGCACCTTTCCTGCGTTGCTTTCTGCGCTCGTTTAACTCTTGCCACAAACTGCGCGTTGCTTCTGTTCCAATGTTTTTGCCACGTTTGGCGGTTTTCTTTGGCGTCTTTGGCTGTTGTTCTTCTGCGCTTATTTCAACATTACTATCTAATTGTAGTGTTGTGTAATTGTGTAAAGAAGCACGTGCGCGATCGGTGCACTTTTGGTCCGGATTTGGTCCGTTTTTGGTCCGTTTGTGGTCCGCACTTTGTTGTATGTCCTTGTTTTTGCTGGGTTTGAGTGGTCCGTTTTGTGTCGTCACTGGCGGTGCGGTTTTGGTCCGTTTTTGGTCCGCCCAATCTGCATTGGCTTTCTGTACAGCGTTCAACGTGTCTGCCGCTCTGCGTTTTGACCAGCCGGCCCATGCAGCCAACTGCCGTTGCGATAGTGGGGCGCCTCGTTGCGCTTTTAACCAGGCGTATGCAAATGCATCTAAAGCTGACGCGGGCCCGTCTGTTAGTCTGCGCTCATTGTCCACAGTTTCAATGATTGCAATTGGTATGGGCTCCCATTGTTTCATCCGTCACCTTCGAGCGTATAAATCCAAACCTTGATCTCTGGCGTTTGGTCTTTGTCTCCGTCTACCTTTTGCACGTGAACATCTACAAATTGCGCATCATTGTGCACAATGTATTTTGCTTTTTCGATGCCATCTTCAATTGATTTTAGCAGGTTACTGCAGTCCGGTTTTGCGGTGCGCCAAATGTAGCCGCTCGGATCTGCCTTTCGGCACAGCTTTTGCGGCCGTGCAAACACACACAAAACCTCTAATTTCACCGGCTGTATTTTTGCCGTCAACGGTTTGGCGCGCACAGTAAACGCGGACGCAATCCAGCTTGCAACCGCATCTTCGAACAGTTTGGTTTTTTCTGGCGTATAAGTGCGCACCGTTCCGTTTTTTAATCTGACAGTTCGCGGCCGTTGTTTTGCCTGTGGTGCAATTGGCAACGTGTCGTGGAACTTCAAAACCCAATTAGCGCGCAGCATCTTGCACCCGCTCGCATGCTTGGGACGCAAGAAAGCGCAAGCTCTGCGCCTGTTCTTCTGTGCAACGCAATGCCCGCAACAGGTGTTCAAACTGTCCTGCAGTCGGCAACCATTCACCGCGCTCTAACCGTGAAAGACGGCCTTGCGACATCCCAACCACGTGCGACAAATCCGCGCAAACCTGCAGTTGCGTCAACCCGTTGTTTTTCCTTGTGTCAGCAACGGCCTTGCCAATTGCTGTGTAATCTGTTGACATGTTACCTCCTGGCTTGCATGCTTGACAAGCATATACCCAACCGGTATAAGATGCAAACAACAACAGGAGCAACAATGCCACCACAAAAGAAAACAGACCACGCAGATTTTGCGTCTGCAATTGCTGCAGCTCAGGCAGACATGACAAACGCAGTCAAAGACAGCAAAAACCCGCATTTCAAATCTAACTACGCAAGCCTGTCTGCAGTGCGTGACATTGTCGTGCCAGCGTTCAACAAGCACGGCATTGCAGTTTTGCAACCCGTAGACGGTGCAGACGGTTTTATGACCGGCCGCACCTTGCTGATGTGGAAAGACCAAACATTGGAAATGGGCAATTGCACGCTACCAATTGGCAACAGCCGCAACGCTGCACAGGCGGTCGGCTCTGCTGCAACCTACCTTGCGCGGTATCAGTTGCGCGGTGTCGGTTGCATTGCTGTCGAGGATGACGACGGCGAAAGCTACAAGGCACCACAGAAGCAACAGAGGCCACAAAGACCACAACAAGCAAAACCTGTGCTGCAAGGTCCACCGGCGCAAGATGGGCCAAATTGCCCAAAATGCAATTCCGTTTTGAAAGTGAACATTAACTACCGCGCATGGTTAAAAACGTTGTCACCTGACGAGCGCAAACAAGCCAAAGACAAACCGGCCTTGTGTTGCTCAAATTGGAAAAACTGCAATTTCCAAGAATGGACCACAGACGACGCGCAACAGGCTTTGCAGAAGCTTGCGACGTTTGACGATGGGTTGAACGAATGACGCAGATTCCGTTGCTGTCTGTGCCAGAACCCGCGCAGGCTGAAGGCATAGATCTGCGGTGTTGTTCTGTGGATGCCTTGCTTGACAATATGCCCGGTGTCCCGTCGCTTGTCATTGCTGACCCGCCTTGGCATTATGCGCAAGCACCGGGGCACAGTGCGAACCCGGAGAACCACTATAGCAGCATGGGTGATGCGGAGATCTGCCACGTATTGGATCGGGCTTATGATGTTGTTGAGGTTGGACGGCTTGCGCTGTGGTGTACCTGGCCGAAGTTGGGGCAATGGTTCGACGCGAAGCAGGCGGGCCGGTGGCGTTGGAAGTACGTCAGCGGGGGCGCGTGGACAAAGACCGGTGGAAGTGCAACCGGTTTTCATTGGCTGGGGTTCAGTGAGCCAATATGCGTCTACACAAAAACAAAGTCCGGATCGCCATTGTGCGCCAACTGGGGCCCATTGCAGAACGCACACACCAGCTACCGACAGAAGCACAGCCAGAAGCCGGTGGAGTGGATGTGCGAGTGGTTGGAGCGTTGGACGGAACCGGGAGATCTGGTTTTGGATTTGTTTGCAGGTATGGCGCCTGTAGCACGTGCATGCAACAGAACAGACAGAAAATACGTAGGCGCAGAAATTGACCCGGACAGGTACAGGCAGGCAGTGGATCGCCTTGCATTAGACAGGGGAGTCTAAACAAGGCGCGAGCCCGGTCAACCTGGGGAGGATTGGCCGGGCTCACTTGCTGCAGTGTGCAGAGTCTGCAGCCGCTTGCATTGTAACGGTTTTGGCCTTGTTGGACGTTTTATGCTTGACAGGCATATATCGGCAATGGTACAAGATCTGGGTGGAACACAAAGCCCACAACAACAACAGGACGACGACATGACCAACAAACACAACGCCAGCCGGAACGATTTTATTTTCCCCATTAATCAATGGTTCGATCTCTGCTCTTTGAGATCGGAGCAGTTGGATTCCTATGCTGTCGAAAAGTACAAACACGGTTTCAGCATGGAAACCAGGTGGGGTTTTCGTCACGGTTGCGAAGTTTTAGAAGCTAAAATCTCCGGACCCAACAACGCCTAACCACCCCTGGCCCCTCCGGGGGCCACAACAACAGGAAAAAACAGCATGAACGCAATTTTCAAATTCAAACGAGACACAACCTATGCAGGTGTAGAGGATGGCATTCCAGAAACGCATTTTGGGCGTGAGGGACACGTCACACGGGGCCAAATTGTACCCAACGATTCTGCAAGCTCTATGGGTTTAGTTCTTATCAAGAACAGTCGCGGCATTTTTTCTTTGCCTGCAAAAGATGTTGAGCGTGTCAAATGAACAACGAAACACAAGAAGCATTGCACGCCATGGTTTGGCTGTTTTTGGTAATATTGATGGTAGGTGCAGCATGAACTGGAAAAAACGAAACGCGCCCTATCCAAATCAAAGCCCCGGATCGGCATATTGTGACGAAATCGACCGACGCACAGAACGCACAGAACGGCAATTCATCGGATACGTTGACGAGATACCACCGGCACCCAAGCGGGAAAGCTGGCGAGACAAGGCACGGCGGGAAGGTATCCGTGCACATTCGTTCGACGACTACTGCGAGAAGCTTGACGCCAGGCGAGACAATGACCTAATGGCACAGGCAATGTATGAGGCCGAGCGAAAGCTGACAGATGCCCAATTGGCTGGCGTCGAAGAGCTGACAGACGTTGGCTGTACGATGTGCGGCCGCCGTGGACACCCTATAGAGTTTGTGGAACACAGACGCAGATGCGGTGACAGTCGAGGCGAGTGGTCGTGCGCTTCTGGTTTTGGGTGCCAAAAATGACACAAGAAGAAGCACACACTTTGCACGGGGTTTTGGCCGAACTATCAGAACGCGCATCCGTTTTGCCCGGTTGGCGTTTTGTTACTGGCATGGCGATCAACAGAAGCCCTGAAGATATATGGTTAGACGCAGCGCACACGCGCATTGTGCAGCTTACTGCTGACGGATACACGGTTTTGTGTCCTGATACCGGCTTGCAGTCGTTTGCAGGCGTTTTTGACCCAGTTGTAGACCTGTCTGATCCGGTCACGTTTGGGTTTTTGCTGGGCTTGTGCAGTCGCTTGGATGATTACGAATGTGATCAAATTTACACACAGCTTGATCTTGGCGATCTGGCATGCTCTGCAAATGTCATCTTGAACACGTTCGAGGATGCTTTGCCGTGGTAGTCACTTGCAGTTTGCATCTAATTTCGCGCACATAATCGCCTGGTTTTGCAGCGTTTTTAGTTGCTGTTCTGCTATCTTTTCGACGATTGATTCCAGCCGCTCAAGGCGTTCTGTGTTTTGCTTTACCATTATTTTGGTCGCATCTTCAGACGCCTGTTTAACTTCTACCTCGCGCAATCTGTCTTGCAGCTCGTCTGCGCTTTGTGCGGTTGCTTGCGTCGTGGCAAGAGCTGCACCAATGGCCAAAACGGCACTGACGCCAGGAACCCATAGATCTTTGATTTCCATTTCTACCGCCCGTTTGTTTTATTGTAGACAGCGGCAGCAATTCCGGCAACCGCTGCAACCGTTACAAGTGTCTCAATTCTGCCTATTGTCCGCTGTGCCTGTGGTGTCTGCCACCATTTGACGTTCTGTTGTTCTTCTAACTGCTTTCGATACCAATCGCGCTCCGTTTGCAAAATAGACACGTCCAGCGCATGTAGCTTTTCGGCCGTTTGTGCGTCTTTTTCAATCGCAAGCAAATGCGCAAAGCTGCTGGTAGGCTCCAAAATGCCAGAACACTTTGCACGGCCGTTTGCGTCAATTAGTGCAGCCGGTATTTCCTCACCTTGCGCAATCGCAATGCTTTCTGCACATTCATCGGGCGTCGGCTCTGGCACGGGTACACCAGCAGCAGCAACAGAAACAAGCCAAAAAAAACTGATCATTTGTTTCTGCGCCTTCTGTTTGCACGGTTGACTAACCTCTGCAGGCGGTTTTGTGATTTCAAATCGTCCACAATGGCCTCTGCTTCTGCTTTGCCTTGTTGTTCTATGGTTTCACGTGCCTTGCGCATTGCGGGCGATTCTGGAGGCCTTGCAGGCGTTTTTTGCTTGTATGGCTTTGCACCTATCGAACGCAGGCACCATGTGACGACAGCACCCAACACAACAAACAGCAATGCGGGTGCAAAATCGCTCATTTTTTCAAGGCGCCAAGAGCTGCCGGCAATGAATCACCAGCAATGTAAACAATAGCGATGGTTACCCATTCGGCCGGTTCAATTTTGCCGACATACAAAAAAGCACAGGACGAACTAAAAACGGCAAGCCGTCGCCATGAGATGCGCGTCTGACTGCAAAACAATTTGTTGAATCCATTTTTAATGACTGCCATTTTTCAAAAACTCCCAAACAATGATCGAACCGACGACCAAACCGATCGCCAGCAGTAGCAACACCCTGTCAGACTTTGCACTCATCTGCAAGCGCATCCCGTAACAGTTGCGGATCAAAACCAGGGCACAGCGTTTGGCCTAATTCCTTGTGCCCGTATACGTCACGCACAGACAAATTGAACTGCCGCAACAAATCGCCAACAATGGCAACCAATGCAACCCATTGCGAGCCTGGCACCGGTTGCCCGTTTTCAAAGCTGCCGACGACACAAACGCCCAAACTGTCCGAATTGTGGCCTTTGCAGTGCGCTCCTATCCTGTCCAGCTTGCGCCCTAAACGCACAAACCCGCCTGCCTGCACTACAAAATGATACCCAATTTCAAAAAAACCGCGTTCAATGTGCCATTCTTCTATTTTTTCCATCGATACAGCAGGTGATGCAGAATGATGCACAATGATTTTGCGGATTGCGCGCATCAGATCGACGTTCCACCACCGGGGACATAGTCCGGTGACGTGTTGTCATCGCTGAAGCTGACCCGATACCATACCTTCCACGTATCGTCGGTGTTGCTTGTTTGGCTTACTGGACTGTTTCGAAAGCATGGCGAGAAGAAGAGATATACAGGATCGGTGGAAATGAATTTTTCTGCGTTGTCGCCCATACCCGTGGCCTTCAGAACTTCGTTCACGTTGTTCAACAAGAGACCGACGCCTCGCCTCATCATGACGTTCGTGTCGGCGGAGTTGTCATCATCGAAAGCAGGCGTAAATATCGCATAGCACTTCTTCCCATCTGCATCGTTCACTTCACCATTGCCGGCCCCACTTCCGACGCGCATGTCCATTCCGGCCGCGTTGTTTCGATTGTACCCCTGAAGCCCGATCCATTGCTGATTGGACGTACCGGTCACGGTTGCCGTATCGCAAAGACCGATCGTGATTCCTGCCCGGTCTTGGTCACCTTGCTGGTTCCGTGCAATCAGAAACTCGATAGAGAAGATGTCGGCCCATGTCAGCCGGCGCCCGTCAACCTTCAGTTCACGATACCACCGATCGGCCAAGTGGCTGTTCTGGTTCCAGTGCTTTCCGTCTTTGTTGATGTCTTGGATGATGCGCATTCCGCTTGTGCTGGTCACGATGTCGCCAACCACGTTTGTACCTTCTCCGCCCATGTCACCGCTGGCCACTTTTGTGAAGGTTCCATCATTCACATCGACACTAATCCAACGGCTCACACCGTCCCTGACCAGTTCCGACAGGTTGCCGGTGGCAAGGTTGTTCTGTATCGGGCCCGGAAGTCTCGTTCTTCTCATTTCAACCCCTAACTGGCATCGATAAGGTTAATATAGCCCGTTGCATTGCATTTGCTAGCCGTCGTGCTTGCTGCTGTGATCGCAATACCCGATCCGCCGTCGCCCTTGATCGTAATGCCAGGCAATGCCAAGACCGTCGATTCGGCTGGAACCTTGATCTTCATCTTGTCACCGTCCGCCGTACCACCGATGGCGATCGTTACAATCTCCTGTGATGTTGATATGTTGCTCAGGTAGAGGTAAACCTCGAC